GCCGCGTTCGCCAAGTCGCTCAGGTTGCTCGAGGCGACGAGCTTCTGCCCGAGCTCGGTGTTGAGCGAGGTGAAGTTGGCATCCAGCTCACTGTTGGTGAGCGGGGTGCCTTTGACTGTGCGAAGCGTCAGTGCGGCCATGCGGCGCTACTCCAAGATCAAGAAACGGTGATGGTCCAGGTGATCGACATGCCGTCGTTGGCGCCCTTGTTGACGACCGCAAACGTGGTGCGGCAGAGCATCGTGCCGCTGGATGCAGCGTTGAAGATGCCGGCCTCGACCACAGCGCCCGTGCCAACGCCGGCCGCGAAGTTGGCCGTGTAGGTCACGACAGCGCCAGACGAAGAGGAGCCAGTCAGAGCAGCGCGACCGAGCTCGCCGCCAAGGCCGGCGTCTGCGCCAGCAGGTGTAGTGCTGCTCGAGCCGATGGCCATGTGGCTCATGACGGCCGCGGTAGTGCCGACCATGCGCGAAGCGATGAAGCTCTTGCCGACGTTGACGACCAGGTTCTTGATCGTGCGCTCGTCCTTGAGGTTGCCCGCTTCGTCGTACACCTTGATGCTGACGTCGCCGGTTGCTTTGATGGTGTCGTTGACCATGATGATCTCCAGTTAGAAAGTTCGGGCATCGCCGACGTAGTCCTCCGCGAAGTAGCCGAAGTTGTCGACGTACCCTTGGGAGTAGAGGAACCCCGAGTCGGCTGTTGCTGCTGCCTCGGTCAGTTGTTTGGTGTTCGTACGCGCTGCCTCATCGGCAGTCAGCACGATGTTGCTCACGCTGTTGCTGGCGAAGAACGAAATGCCGTCGGCGACGTCAGCGCCGTCGTTCATCGCAAAGCCGTCTGTGAGCTGGCGATCTTGCACAAATTGCAGGGCGTCCACGGCGAACGCGGCGTCCTCGAGGGACTTGCTCACCTGAGCTGCTGCGGCGTCGAGCGCAGCAAACGCGTGGCTCAGAAACTTGCTGACATCGGACCGAGCGGCGTCTTCGAGCGACTGGGAGTCCGCGGCGGCCTTGGCGACGTCAAGCTGTGAAGAGTCAGCAACACCCTGAGCGTCCGACAGCGCCTTTGCTGGCGCAAGGCTCAGCGCATCCACCGGTGCCGTCGAGTCATCGACCGGCCTTGCCACGTCAAGCGCCGTGGCGTCGGCGAGGGACTGCGTGTCGGCGAGCGACTTCTCGACGCCGAAGGCGAGCGTCTCCGCGGTGCTGAACACGTCTGCGAGCTGTTTCTGAAGGCTGTACAGCACCGCGTCGGCAAGCAACGCTTCGCTTGTAAGGCCCTTCTCGAACGCAAGCTGCGCGGCGTCGGTCAAGCCGGCTGCGTCGGCCACGACTTTCTCGGCCGATACGCCGATCAGGTCGGCAAGCTCAACCGAGTCCACGAAGTCCCGGATGTAGAACAGCGTCAGGATGAAGAGCTCGAACGTCTCAACGCTGTCCGCAAGGCTCTTGGCAGCCTCGATGACCTGCTGGTCGCTGGCGACCGACACTTCGTCGGTGAAGGCCTTGGCGGGCGTGAGCGACACGCCGTCGCTGACGACGGTGAGCTCGGTGAAGTACTGGTAGCGGCCGGAGGTGTCGAGGTACGCAGCAGGCTGCATCAGCACGTAGTCGATACGGCTGGCCGCAACCGCGGCGAGAACTTCGGCACCTGCGACAGAAACCGACGTTGCCGCTTGCAGCAGCTCGGCGGTCACGTTCGAGATTGGCACGGCCACGGACACAGCCACCCGAGGCCTGGAGCTCGATACTCCAGCGACCGGGTTGACCGTGGTGACCTTGATGCCCATCAGAAGTCCTCGCGCACCCTGAACTTCAGGAGGTCGTAGACCGTCTGGACGGTGCTGTCAGCGAAGGTGATCTCGATCTCGCCCTCGTAGTCGCCCGGCTCGCCTTGCAGCATCTCCGGGGCGGAGGCTGGGTAGAACGCGCACTGGCCCGCGGCCCCGTCGGTGACTGAGCCGGTCACAGTGGCGGTTAGGGTCTCAGCGCCGGCCAGGCGAAACTTCAGGCGCACCGTGGCGCCGGTGAGGTTGATGGCCGCACCCGTGTTTTCGTCGGTGATCGTGCACACCAGCGCCGGCTTGGTGTCGCCTTGGACGAGCTTGATCTTCTCGGCCATCTAGCACCTCACGCAGCAGGTGCCGCGGTACGGCGGTTCGGATTGGCCACCGTGGTGGGCTGGAAGTTGACGGTGGCCGTCATCTCGATGCCCAGCGCATTGGCGAACGCCTGGTAGTGCGCCTGGGCGCGGGCGGCGTTGCCGGCGTACTCGCTGTCCTTGGTGTAGGCGCGGTACAGGATGTAGTCCTGAATCACGTTGCCGTAGATGTCCGGCACCGAGATGTTGCCGCTCACCGCGGTGTAGGTGCTGCCGTCGGCCGGCTCCACGATGTCGGTGGGCAGCGCCGAGTACACGATGTCCACGGCGGCCGTGTTGAGCGCGGGCGGGTAGACGTAGAACACCTTGGGGTCTCGTGGGTCGTACATGAAGTGCAGCACTTCGGCGGTGCCCGTGATGCTGTGCCAGCCAGGCGACTGGGCGTCCAGGATTTCGCGGTTGACCAGGCGCACCGCACGCTTGGAGTTGGCGGTGTTGTTGCGGATCACCTCGATGAGCTTGGCGCCATTTGCGGGCAGCGCCTGCTTGGAGCCTGCCGCAAGCGTCAGCGTGGTGTTGGTCACCATCGCGTCCGGGCGGTACAGGACCACTTCGCGCTGGCCGTCGTTCAGGTAGCGCACCAGCTCGTTGACGGGCCAGCGCACGGAGGTGTTGTCTTGGAGCGTCTCGACGACGCGGCGGATGATGGATTGAGCTGCGATAGCCATTTCAGAATGCCCTCATGCGAACGCTAAGTGAGCTCTGCACGCGACCGTGCATTGCGTCGAATCGTGCGTTGTTGGCCAGCGCACGCGCTTTGATCTCCTGGACGCCGGCCATCTTCATGTCGGTGAAGGGCTGCTCCGGGATGGACATCAGGATGCCCATGGCCCCGGCCACCACACCCTCGATGTGGCGGTCGTACAGGATGTCGTAGACCTGCGTGGCGTTGCGCGTGGGGCGCAGCGATGCCCGCACCAGCAGGCCGTTGCGCACGGTCGTCTCGGGAGCGGGCAGCAGGGTCAGGGTGAAGGTCTCGTCGATCTCCTGGCCGAAGAAGTAACGAGGCGCGCCCGCAGGGTTGAAGAGCGCCGTGGCGGTCTCGTAGGGCGCGGCCGACATCAGCGTGCCGTCGTACCAGACCTTGAGCACCTGGTCGATGCTGACCTGGTTGCTCGGGGAGTCGAGCTCGTAGTTGGCGACGCCCTCACGCACGGTGATGAGGTCGAGGTTGGTCGTGACGACCTGCGAGCGCCGGCAGAATTCGATGGCCGAGTCCAGCAGCGCCTGCTGAGCAAGCGGCTCTGGGCAGCCTACGACGTAGGGCAGCAAGCGCGGGAAGAAATTGCTCAGGTTGACCACGGCTCCACCTATGAAAAGCCCGGCGCGGGCCGGGCAATTCTAACCTACTAACACTGTGTGCGCCAGTAGCTAACAGGAGAGAGGGCCGAAGCCCTCCCTACCTATCAGGCCACGACGGCCAGCACCAGGGACTCGGGCTTCACAACCTTGTAGCCGAAGACGTTCAGCGAGCGGATGAAGTCGCCGAAGTCGTTGGGGTTGCGCACAGTCTCCATCTTGGTGATCTGGCTGGCGAAGGTGATGGCCGACTTGTGACCGGCGATCAGGGCACGACGCTTGAGCACGTTGGTGGTGGCACCCACGCTGTTCTCGTCGCCCTTGCCGCTCACCCACTTGGCGTCCGCAGCGCCCTTGGGGAGCTGGTTGGACACGTACACGGTGAAGCGGTCGATCTTGCCGATCTTGCCGTTGCGAACCGGGCTGGTGTCGTCACCCATGAACTGGGCTTGGGCCAGGTTGGACTGCATCAGCAGGGTACGGGTGGCGGGGTCGATGACCAGCCAGCGGTCGCTCTCGGGCACGTTCTGCTCGTCCAGGACCGAAGCCATTTCCAGGATTTTGGTCAGGACGTTCGAGCCGGTGAGCTCGATGGGGTCAGTGTCGATACCCAGGTCGTAGGCGCTGGACTTCACGCCAGCGGTCTTGCCTTTGTTGGCAGCGGCGCCTGCGGTGAAGGTGTTGTACAGCACGGTCGAGTCGATGGCGATGCGCATCTGCTCGGCGGCATCAGCGGCAAACATGTCCATCAGGTTCGGCTTGGCCTGGAACTCCAGCACGTCGTTGATCTGGAAGGCGAAGTACTTGCCTTTGTCGATCAGCAGCTCCTGCATGTCAGGAGTCGGGACCTGGTAGGACAGGTTGGTGCCAGCCGCGTAGTCGGCGATGGTGATCGTCGGAGCGGTGTTGATGTACACCTTGTCGCCCATCGAAGCGACTTCGCCTTGCCAGTTGGTGTTGGCGATGTCACCGTAGACGGAGGCGGCGTAGAACTTCTCGTTCAGCTTGGCGGACCAAACTGCGGGAATGAACGTGCCGCTGTACGACGGGTTGGTGTTGAACGGAGCATTTGCGGGGAAGATAGCAGCCATGAGGGCCTCCTAAGAAAAAACAGGTTCAGGTTTGGCCATCTTCCCGGGGCAGTCCTTAACGAACGCGTCCTTCAGAGATGGCCAGGTTGATCTCAGCCTCGTACTGAGCTGCTTCCTTCTCTCGACCGCGGAACTCACCACGCCGCTTGGCGTTGTAGAAGTCCACTACCTGCTGCTCGGTGTAGATCACCGGTTGGGCAGGCGCAGGAGGGGCGGAGGAAGCGGCCCCCTTGGGGCTGACTTGCTTGTCAAGGTTGTTGGGCTTCGGTGCGGCCGGCAGGGTGGCTGCGAAGGTCTTGAAGACGGCGGCTGCGCGGTCTGCGTTCAGCGTCTGCTGGGCTGCGTCCAACGCCACCTGGCGGGGTTGGCCCAGGATCGGGTCAATCTCCGCAAGCCATGCCAGGAAGGCCTGATTCGCGTTGATCGTTTCCCAGTCAGGGACCAGCTTCGTCAGTCGGTCGAAGAACGCCTGCTCTGCGGTCACCGCCACAGTCTGGGTCGTGCCCTTGAGGGCCTGCTCCAGTTGTGCCAGTCGCTGCTCGAGGGCGGCTGCCTTCGTCTCAAACACGTTCGCTGCGCGGCCCAGAACGTGCTGGGATACGCGTTGAACCATCTCCACCAGATCGGAACCGAAGTTCTCAACATCCTTGGGGTCGGCCGTGGGTTTGTCCGGCTCGGCGGGCTTCGCTTGCGCTTTCGCAGCTTCGTTCAGTCGGGCCACAGCTTCCTGTAGCTGACCTTCAAGGTCTTTGACCTTCGTCTGAAGCGTCGGGACTTCACGATTGAACAAGCCCTGGAGGGTCTTGTACTTGTGCTCCCAGACATCGGGCTGCGGTTGCGGCTGGGCCTGCGGCTCTGGAGTTGCCTGCGGCTCAGGCGCTGCGGGTGCGGGGTCAGGGTCAGGTGCCGTAGCAGCTACTTGCGCCGGTTCCGCGGGGGCGGGGGCTTCCGGGGGCTTGTTGGCCGCTTCCAGAAGGGCGTTAGCTTGCTCGATCTGAGCCTGAATTGCGCGTGGCAGTGCCATCAATGATCTCCTGTACCCGTCTCATCGGGTTTCTCAGGTTGCGGCCGGGTGAACACCGGCTAATTCACAGTTTCGCTTTGGCGGCCTCGAGCAGATCGATCATCTGCTGGAGCAGCTTGGCTCGGCCTTGGGCTGCTCGCACGTCCTCAGCTACTAACAGGACCGCAATCTCTGCATCGAGCTTGCTCTGTAGCCACTCTTTGAGTTTCGGCTCCCGGCACAACCGGGTGAACAGGTCAAACTCTGCGTTGCGATCCATTTGTGGCGATTCTACAACACGTCTTTACAGACGTGTCAAGTGTTAGTTACTTCTTAGGCTTGCCGGGGGCTGCCTTGGCGTAGGCGCCGACCGACATCTTGCCGCTGGCGAGCTTCTTGCCCTTGGCCATCAGAGCCGACATGGGCTTCTTGTCGCCTTCCTTTTTCTCGGCGCGAGCGTACTGGACCGGGCTGACCTTGCCCGAGCGCACCTTCTGGGCTTCGGCACGCTCTTCAGCGGGGGTTTGCTTGCCTGCGAATGGTTTGGTTGCCATGGAGGTTCTCCTTACTGGGCGGTGGGTTGAAACTGGTCGGTGACGGGCGCGCCGTCCATGAGCTGCTGGCCGTTGCCGCCCGGGTCCTGCTGGGCCTGGGCCAACTGAAGCTGCTGCATCTGGGCCATCATGGCCCGCTGCTTGATGACGGACATGCTGGGCACGACCTTGTCGGGGTTGATGTTGAGCGCCTTGGTCGCCTCGCGCAGCAGCTCTGCACGGCCCTCGAGGCCGATGATCTGCATGTCGATGGGGTTGCCCGTGAACTGGAGGAACTCGTTGCGGCGGACCTGCGCGGCTTCCTTGGTCACCAGCGACAGCGCCCCGCGGGCCACGATCTTCAGGTCGCCCTTCAAGTCGGAGTCCGGGTCGTACTGAAGCACCCACTGGTAGCAGCGCTCGACCGAGGGCGCGATGACGTGGATGTCGATGGAGCTGATGGTCTGCTTGATCTGCTTGGAGGCGTTGCCGATCATCATCGACATGCCGGAAGCCGTGCGCCCTGCCCCGCCCTCCCCGCCTGCCAGACCTGTCATGTAGCGCGGGATGCCCGAATACTCGTCGGCCAGCTCGGAGAACTTCTGGAACACGCCCATCAGCTCGTTGGCGTTGCTGCCCGGCATGAAGAAGTCGATGGCCTTGGCTGAGGAGCCCATCGGGTCGGAGGTCGTTTGCCAGATTTTCCACGGGTACATCTCGGTGATGTCCTCGCCGGGCGGCAGCCGGTCGACGTTGACCGTGACCTGCGGGCCGGAGCCCACACCCATGTTGTTGGCCAGCGCCCGGGCGGCGCTGTTGCACATGTCCTGGCAGTCGCGGATGCAGTCGAACAGGCTGTTGTGCCAGAAGGCGCCGGGCACTCGGCTGTAGCCGTCGGCGTAGTACGGACGGCGGTACAGCGGATCGGGGTTGATGACGGCCTTGATGACCCAGTTGCCGATCAGCCAGGCCTCGACCTCGTACTCTTTGGACGGGTCGGGCACCTCTTCAGGCTTCATGCCCCAGTCGAGCAGATGTTTGCCCGACACGCAACCCCAGTACTGGAGCGCGTCGATCAGGTCGGAGTAGTTCTGGTTGGCTGCCAGCGTGTCGCGCCCCTCGGCCTGGGCCCGCATGTTGTCCACCATGGTCCACTCGTGCAGGCCGTTCTTGCCGTGCTCATCGAGCACCGCCTTGATGGCGTCGTCGCTGTAGCCGTCCACGCCGATGAGCTCGTTCAAGTCCTGGCGCGAGAGCTTGTGCCGCTCGATCAGGTAGCCGTCATGCACAGACCGGCTCCAGGGCGCGGGGTAGATGTTGAACGGGTCGACCCGCTCCCACTCAACTTTCCGCTCGCTTACAGTGACCGGCGCAAACGTGCCGTCGGGCTGCTGCTCCCACTTCAACTGCTTCTTGTTGCGCACCACCGGCCCCTTGACGAAGGCCGTCTTGAAGACCATCAGGTCGTCGAGGAACTGGTCCAGGGCCTCCATCCAGCCGCCTTCGACCAGCAGGTCCTCGATCTTGACCTCTGCCCGCTCGGCGTAGATGCGAGCGGTCTCCATGATCTGGTTCTCCAGCGCCTGCTTGGCGTCCAGCATGGCCTGGCGGATGTCGCCCACCGACTGGGGCATGCCCATCATCTCGGCCTGGGCCACCTGCTCGTAGATGGCCTGCATGATCTGACTGACCTCCTGCGGCGGCAGGTCAGGTTTCGGCGTGGGGGTGATGGTCCAGGGCTTCTCGGTGCCGGCGCCAATGAGCACATCCACCAACAACGCCTTGGCCTGGCGCGCCTTGGTGGCGAACAGCATCATGTAAATCTCGGAGCCGCCCTGCTTCTTGATGCGCGCCAGCACGTCCGGGTCGTACTCGCCGCGGCGGCTGCGCACAGCCGACAGCATGTCCAGCTCGGGCTGCATCTTGGCTTTTTTGGCCAGGGCCCAGTGGTTCTTGATGTGAGCGACCATCGAGGAGATGACCGGCATCGCGTTGGCCTCGTGCGCCCGTGAGATTGCGCTCGCCTGGGCGTCCTCTTCCGCCATCATGGACGAAAGCGATTGCACCGGCAGAATGCCGCCGATGTTGTTCGCCTTTGGGGGCGTCAGGCCAAGTTGCTGCATGGGTAGTTCCTCACACCGAAGTCCCCTATATCATAGCTGACAAGGTGTTAGTAGGTATAGTCCGCTTTTTTCACCTCGCGCCGGCCGCTGCTGTGGGCCACTCCGCGCACACCCATGTCGATCACCGCGTCCGCGTACTGGTTGGCGTCGTGCACATGGGAGAAGGCGTTCTTGTCCGGCCTGTCTTCCATCTCTCCGTTCTTCTTGATTTTGTAGCGGTATCCGTAGCGGAAGCCCTTGATGAGCGTCGTGCACCGGGGGTCGACGAGGTACATGGCCTTGCCCTCGAGCTGCTGGTTCAGGAGCCGCTCCACCCCCTGGATGCGCTTTTCCGGGTCGTTGGTCGGGGGCCGCACGCACTTGAACCCCGCGCTCTTGAGCACATCGACCAGGCTCATCTCGTTCAACTGCTGCTTGGCGAAGCCCGCCGGGTCAGGAGCGCACACGAAGGAGCAGCCTGAGAAGTTGTTGGCGATGTGCGGGTTGAGTTTGGTGTTGATGAAGGTCTCGATGCCCATGTTCTCGGCTGTGAGCTCGCCAAGAGTGAGCACACGACCCCGCGGGTCGCGCTGCTTGAAGACGGCTGCGGGTGTGCGTCCAAAGTCGACTCCGATGATGACCGGGTTCGCGTCGCCCCGGATGGGGTTGAGGTTGTCCTTGGCGATGTGGAAGTCCGCCACGAACGTCTTCTCGTACACCGGGGTGCCGGAGAGGCTTCTGCCGTACTCCGAGCGCAGGTACACGCGCAGCCAGTCCTCGGTCTTGCCCGGGATCAGGTTGGGGTAGTACTGCTTGGGCAGGTGGTCGTAGTTGTCGCACTTGGGGTTGACCACCCACTCGGCGCCGTCCTTGTCGAGCAGGATTTCATCGGGCTCTTCGCCGAACTCCTCGAGGTACAGCTCGGGCTTGATGATGGCCGCCGGCTGCTTGTAGATGGCCCAGTTCGACGGCGGGTTCTCCATCTTGTCGTGCCACCAGGTGTCCTCATCGGGCATGTTGGTGTCGAAGAGCGCGCACGAGCGGGTGGGCCCGCCGTCCTTCATCGAGGGGTAGCGGTTCAGACGACCGAGCAGGCCGTCAACAACGTCCGGGTGCAGCTCCCGGGCTTCGTTACCCCACAGGAATGTGGTCTCCAGCGACAGCGCTTTCCTCACGTCGTCCGGGGTGTCGAGCGCGATAAACAGCCACTCCGACTCCACCACGGTGCCGTCGGGCAGCTTGGCGATCAGGATGAAGGTCTTCTCCACAGCCTTCCAGACGCCCGCCTGGCCGGGCGGCAGCCAGTCGAAGACGGTCTTGCGTGTCGTGAGCGCGAGCTGGTCGGCGGTGTTACGCACGATGACCGCCCGGGTCTTGCGTTTGCCCTGGGCGTTGGGAGCCTGCCCGCAGGCCAGGCGCACGAGCTCGTGCACGCAGGTGACGGACTTGCCCCCGCCCACCGGGCCCGCGAGCACGCGGACGTACTGGGGGTCCAGCATGTAGTCACGCTGGGTCTCTGTCGGCTTGTAGGTACTGCTCATGCGGTCAATCCTTCTGGGTCGCGCTCTCCATCGCCCCCGTCGCCGCTGCGCCACCCAAGCTCAAAGTTCAGCCACCCAAGGCCAATCCAGAACTCGCCTTCGAGCCCCAAGGCAAGGTAAGGCCAGACGGCAAAATGGGGTTGGTCGTTTTCAAAGTAGATCATGTGATGGCGCCGTAGTCCCACTGGTTGCCACATCCGGGGCAGTGGACTCGGTCGGGGAGGAGGTTGAACAACTGGTTGGTGCACGAGGTGCACTGCCAGACCATGGCGCCTTCGCCAGGGCTGACCTCGAACTTGTTGCGCCCCTTCATGCTTTTGCATTCAGGGCACTGGAACTCGGTCGTGCCTTGCTTCCAAACGGCGGTCCACTCGTGGTCGCAGGCCATGCAGTACAGGGTGCCGCTGACGTGCGGCTCGCGCTCTTCTTTGGCCTTGGCCAGGTCGATGACTTCAGCCATCAGGCAGCTCCTTGGTCTCCACGTCGATGGTGGGCGGGGCCTGTGGGGTGATGGTGCTGCCCCCGGTGAGGCTGATGCTCTGCCCGCCGCCCAGGTCGATGTTGATGGCAAAGGTGGGCCCAGTGTCCTTCTGCTTTTCGTCCTTGGGCTCCAAGCCGCCGGCCTTTATGAGGGTCTTGAGGACGTCGTGCTTCTGGGCGAGCGATGCGTCGTTTGCCGACACCTGGAGGTAGACCTGGTCGAGCAGGTCACTGGCCATCCATGCCGCCTTGGCGCGGAACGTGACGCCGTTCTTCTCGTACTCGGCCCGCTTGGTGGCTATCTGGGCCTGGAACCATGGCTGCTTCTGGAGCTCGAGGTATTGCTCCACAGACATGTCGTGGCGAGCAGCCACAACGAGCTCGTCCTCCATGCCAAGGGCGATGGAGGCGACCATCTCCTCACTGATCTGCGGGAAGGACTTGGTGGCCGGGCGCCACTCGAGCGGCTCATCGCCTACGTCGACTTCACTTGGCAGCACGGGCGGCCTCCTCGGCTTTCTTGACCGCCTGGAGATACTTCTCCAAGGCTGTGCGGATCACGTCGGCGGTCTTGACCCCCTTGCGCTCGGCGAGGCGCGTGGCCTCGGTGTACAGGGTGTCGGGCAGGAAGATGTTCCTGCGGGTCATCTCAGCAGCCATAGCCAAAACAGAACATGGTTGTGACGTAGCGGCCAATCAGGCCGGAGAAGGCCAGGAACGCCGAGATCATGGCGAACCCGGTGAGCCACATCAGCACGATGAGCAGGCCATCTTGGATCTTTTGCATGGTGTTAGGTCGTTTGAGGGTACGTGTGTATGTCATTGTAGGGGTTTTTTCTGCTGTGTGAAGGGGTTGTGCGTTATGGGCGTAGGGGTAAACCCTACTTTGGGGTCGAGGGAACGTGTGTATGTCGTGGATTTTGGGCTTGCGCTGTGAGGCCCCCGTAGGCG